GATTATTTTTTAAATCATACGCACCTTCATAATCTTCAGGACATACTAACAAACCATAACTATTAAGTTTCATTACCCTGTGAGGATATCTAAACCCACAAGTATCACATATAGCTAAAGCTTGTTTATTACTTGCCATCCTAAGCTCTGCTTATTCTTGGAAGAATATACAGGCTAGCTTTTTCTGCATCCTCCATCAAGGCTCTATTTAATAACTCTTCATAATTTTGTTTTAAAAATGTTATCTTTTGTGGAGGAACATTCGCTCTTTTCATTGACATATAAAAAGCTAAACCAGCCGAAAGGCAGGGAAGAAATCTTTTAGGAACATCTGCATTCTGTGTAGCAGATTTATTAATATCTGTGAGTTCACTAATCTTTTCTACTTTTAATTTATCAGTAGAATTTTCAGGAATAGGCCAAATAAAAATTGTAGGATTATCTCTATCTCTTTTTATAGTATACTGTGTAGCTCTACCTGTCTGGCCTTTATTAGGTATCTGAAGATATTCTTCATATGAAATTCTGGTTAAAGGCAAGTCAGTATTGCTTCTGTTAATAATAACCTGCAAGGCATCAATCGTTGAATCACTTAATGCATATGAAGATACACTAGCCGTTACGGTAATAACAGATGCTTCCGTACTCCATAGAAGTATCCCCCTGTTCTGCCAATCTTTAAGCATTAGGTTTAAAGAACGTCTTGCAGATGCAGGTTCATATCCAAGAGTTTGCTCACCACCGATCATCTCGGTAGCCTCTTGGATAACGTCATCTATATCCAGATTAAAATTAAATGTACTACTTACAGCCATCCCCTAACATCTCCATCTTTTTCTTGCTTGACGTAATCTTGAATTAGGATTCTTTGCAGCTTTAGGAAACTTTTTCATTTGTCCTTTCGATCTAGCGCAAAATGATGCACGCCTCTTTGCTGCCTTGCTACCCTTCTTAACATTCTTTTNTGTNACAGCAGTTTTAAGTTTACTACCGGGATTATCTCTTTTATATTTAGCTACTCCTTTAGCTGTCATACCGGCACCTTTTTTAGTTGGTCGCTTATGACCACCTTTAATGGTATGACCCTTCATAGTCCCTTTACGTTTTGGTTTTGTAGTAGCCATTAGACATTAATCTTGCCACGCTTTTTAGCAGCACTACCAAACTTACCATAAGATTCGTCAGCACTTGCTTTTAGCTGTTTAGATGTTCTCTTCTTCTTTACTCGCATCGCAATGGATTCATCCTTACGATCCTTATAACCTTGCTTCTTAGCAACCTTCTTTTTCTTTTTCTTCTGCTTGGAACCTTCTAGCCACACCAGATAGGAGGGTGATCCTACAGCATACATATCTTGTTGACCTTTGGTTGACATAACTTTACTCCTTTTTATCTAAAGAAATCTATATTAGAATCCACGCAATGCTGCGCCTTGTCCTCTACCACCAAAACCTTTACGTTTTCTAGTAGAAGAAGTTTTTCTTTTAGGTTTAGATGCTGCTTTCTTTTTAATTTTAACTTTAGTAGTTTTTCTTGGTCTTCCTATTAATCCACCTTTAGCATCACTGGTCACTTCCGCTTCTAACATATCTGGATCAGTGGGCATTCCATGCTCATCAAGTTTAGGAACCATATATTTTAAACCTAAAGCTTTAGAAATCTTTTTAATTTCTCTCCAGTGCTTGTCTTCTTCAGATTTTCTAGTAGCCGATTGCCTAGACTTTCCGTTTTTATTGTATAAACTCGTATACGCTTCTCTTTCGTCAGAAAAATCATCCGTATCTACCCCTTTTGATTTAGGCGCTTTTCCTTTTTTAGGTACTTTTTTTACTGAAGACATCTTACCTTTTATCTCAGACTTTCCGTTTTTTGGTTCTTTATTAACTACAGCAAGTGCAGTTGCAGCTTTAGCTGCAGATTTAGTTCCAGATTTGCTAACAGTTTTAGCAGTTTTAGAAATTTGAGGTGCAACAACTTTAGCTGCTTCAGCACCCTTCTTAGCTTTAATTTTAGCTGCTTCAGCAGCCTTCTCAGCTTTAATTTTAGCTGCTTCAGCAGCCTTCTTAGCTTTAATTTTAGCTGCTTCAGCAGCCTTCTTAGCTTTAATTTTAGCTGCTTCAGCAGCCTTCTTAGCTTTAATTTTAGCTGCTTCAGCAGCCTTCTGTATACTTTGAGTAGTAGCCTTAACAGTTTGAGATGTAGTAGCCTTTACTACATTTCCTGTTTTAGATGCAGGTTGAGTTGAAAGTTTAGTTACAAGAGATTTTCTATTTGCAGGTAGTTGCCTTTGTTGTCTAGCAACTTTAGTTCGTTCAGCATCCATTGCAGAACTAGAAGTTCTTGTTTGGCTTACAGGAGGTCTAGTTGTAGATGTGTTAGGAGTTGTCCTTAAACGCTGTGCTGCTTCCTTTGCTGTTTGAGATTGACTAACTGCCTCCTGTCGTTTAGCTTCCATTGCTTTACGCTCTGCTGCAGCTTTTTCTAATCGTGCTTTCTCTGCTGCTTTCTTCGCTGCAGTCTTTTTTTCTCTTTATAGCTTCTGCATCTTTTGCTGCTTTAACTCGTTGAGCATCCATTGCAGAACTAGAAGTTCTTGATTGTCTTACAGGAGGTGGAGGTGTAGACGTATTAGGAGTACTTACAAGACGGTCCCTTGCTTTTGTAGCTACAGAAGGTGTTGTTTTAGATGAACGAACTGGAGCAGATTTATCTGTAGAAGATGTTACTTTAGATTGTGTTGCAATTCTAGCTTTCCTAGCAGCCGCTGCAGAGTTATATGTTTTTTTTCCTATTTTATATAGATTCTTTGATACCCTATAAATACCATTAGCTATTTTTCCTACAGGAATAGCTTGTATTGCAGCAACTGTAGCAACAGTACCTAATCTCCTTGTTTGAGGTTTACTTGCAGGAATATTTACTTGTCTTCCTTTTCTATTTTCAGTATCTCCTAACTTAATTGCAGCTTGCTGTCCTGCGAGATCTCCTTGGGCTTCTCTAAGATTTTTTCTTTTAAGCTCAGCCTCTTCTTTTTCAGCCTTTTCCTTTGCTTCTTTTTCAGCCAATTCTTTATCTCTTTGTTTTAAAAATTTTTTGTTTCTCTGACGCTGTTGAGCTAATATTTTTTGAGTTTTTGACTGTGGCATAATAAAATATCTCCTGTTTTAATTAGTATTAGCTATAAGATTATCATCAGCACCCGCAGGACTAGCAGGAGTTTCCATGTCATCTCGTCTTGTACGTCTAGCTTGATTTCGTTGAAGTTCTAGGACTTGATTATATTTCTGTTCGTAAAGAGTTGCCCCCGGAAAATCTTTTTGGAATAGCATAGCCTCTACCATAGACGCAAAAAACAAAAGGTCGTAGGCGAGATCACTAAAATAATTTGTTGGGTCTGCTGATGTAAGAGTAGTCGGTCTGGATACATGCACAACCTCACCATCAAAAGCAGATGATGGAGTGGGTGCAATTAAAACCGTACTATTATTTCGAGGAGCATAATATTTAGGTTCACCTGTAGATGCAATCACAGGCCAATAGTCATTAATAAATTCATCTGTTCTTTGAAGCAGATTAATTCTGGTTCCATTAGCAGTGATATTAATATTTTTTACTATTCTAGTTCCTGTGGGGAGAGTTACTATTCTACTTCCTACAGCAACAGAGGTATAGGATACTAAGCCATAGTCATCTAAATCTTTTGTTAGACGTTCCTCTGCCCTGTTAACCATTNTTAGGAATGTAATCAAGAAACTCTGTTCCTTCATTCTCACAGGCTTCCTTAATATCATTTACTAGAAAAGTATAATCAGCCATAGAAAACTGCTACCGTAGACGCGGATGTAGGTGCAGATACTTTGACTGTACTATCCATCCTTATACCTAAATCAGGTAAATAAAGTTCATTGACATCGTTGGCAGTTGTGTTTACAAACTTGATGTTGTTTCCTTTCATATCACCTCTGTCAGTTGTAGATGTTCCTGTAATCAGGAAAGTACCTACACCAGAAGCATTGATACTTCTAATTCGTGTATTTGCTACAGTTACACTAGAAGCTACATCAAGAACAGCACCACTACCAGTTACAAAACCTTGTCGAATAGTCGTAGCCATTTATATCATCCTTCTTTCTTTATATATAGAATTGTGATGTGGGATTATGTTTTTACATTATAACGTATATCTAAAAAATATAAAAGGAGAAGGGTAAGAAATATTCTTATTTACATTTCCTACCCTAACTCCCTTCATATCAGGTTAAGACTTACGAAGAACCACTGGCTCCGTAGAATCCACGCCAATCAGACCAACCAAAGCTGTAGCGTTCCCGCGACTTAAAGCGAAGGTTACCAGTATCAAAGTCTGGTTCCATCTTCGTTTGAAGCGGAGCGCGAACAAACATCTTTGCGCCGTTCGGGCAATCAGTCTTAATGAACCAAGCATTCGTATCAGTGAAGCGATGATTTACAAAGAAACCACCGGGAACTAGACCCTGATTACGAATTGCA